ATAGGTGCATCCGCTGGTAGTGCATTGGATGTAGCACTTAGTGTGATGGAGATAACCTAATGCCCTATCTTGGTTCTACACCAGCTGACAAAGCACTAGAAGCAGATGACATTGCATCAGATGCAGTAACAACGGCCAAAATTGCAAATGATGCGGTCGATGTAACAAAAATTAATTTAATCTCAACATCCAGTGTTCCATCATTAGAAGCAAAAGGTGATGGTTCAAGTGATGGATACATTCAATTAAACTGTAGTCAGAACAGTCATGGTATCAAACTCAAGTCACCACCTCATAGTGCTGGTCAAAGTTATACATTAACATATCCTCAGTCTGTTGTTGACGGCGGATTTCTGAAAACAGATAGTAGTGGTAATCTAAGTTTTGCAGCTGAAAGCGGCGGTTTTGCGTTTATTGATAGTACGAATGTCACCGCTGTTTCCGACATCAGTTTTACAGATTTGGAAGATGGATATGACTACATGATCCAGCTTGAGAATGTTGATATCGCATCAGATAGCCAAGGCATTTACTTCCAGCTAGGTGTAGCTGGCCCAACATACAGAACAAGTGGCTATCTTATGTATGTTGCTGGCATCAGAGGAACTGGAACAGCCGCCGGGAGCAATACCGACAAAGGAACCATCCTCCACACCGGAGAAGGCACCGGCTCCAACGAACACTTATATTTCAGTGAAACAATGCTGCTCAATCCAGCAAACGCAGCAACAAAGACGACCACGTTTGGTCATAACATCTATTACAACTACCAACCTCTCGCTTGCGGTGAATTTGCAGGTGGCCGATATGACACTGCTGAAGCGCACACTTCCATAAAAATTTACCCTGGCAGTGGAAACTTTTCTAGTGGTGGTACTATTCGACGGTATCGACGGCCACGGTCATAGGAGTAATCAAGATGGCAAGATCAGATTACACACACAAAATAGTTGATGGCAAACTTGTTGAGCTTACTGAAAGTGAAATTGATGCGTGTGTTGCTGCCGAAGAAGCATGGGCAACAGGTGCATCTGAACGAGCGATAAAACAGAAAATTTTGGAACTTGAAACTGAGATCACTCAGCGGCGTCAACGTGAGGCAGGCCCAGACGATGCTGGTGGTAGCCAATCTGGCCGTGATTGGATGAAGGCCCAAGAAGCGAAAATTGCTACAGAGCGAGGAAAATTATAATGCCATACTTAGGAAGAGCACCCACAGTAGCAAATAACGTAACAGGCGATCTTACTGTTAGTGGTTCTATTTTAGCTGACGGCCAAATTTCTGGTGGTCGGATTAACCACAAGCTTGCACTGAATGGAAGTGATGCTTCATCGCCGCAGGCAAATGAATATGATCACTTTATTTTTGAAGATGGTGGAACAGATGGTAGTGGAACAAACGCTGGTGACAACTTACTCTTAGAAGACGTAACACCAAGTCAACTTGAAATTTCAGTTGATAGTATTGCTGGTGCTGGCACCTCTGGTCAATTCTTACAATCTCAGGGCACTGGTCTTTCTCCAACCTTTGCAGCAGTGCCTAGTGCTTATTCAATTATAGATTCCGGCACTGTAACAAGTACGTCTGGTACGACGGGCGTTGAATTTACAGACCTGACCCACGATATTCATATTCTAGATATCTTTTCGGTAGAAACAGGGTCGGCATCGGCAATAGAATTACATTTTAGCGCAGATAATGGAAGTAGCTACTTGTCGGCTCAGTATGACAATTATTTCACACAGATGTATGCCAAAACAGGAGGAGCTGCCACTCAATACGGGCCTGCAAATAACACTGGAGATTATGCAAATGCAGGCCAATTATATTCCCAAGGTGGAAACAACAATGTAGAAATCTCATTAGTTGGAGCTGCCCAGCGATCCGGCGATGAACAAGACCCGATGAGCAATAGTGCTACTGGCAGCGCATTGATAACGATTACTTTTGACCGCAATAAAGATGGCACTCACATTCCTTATGGTCACGCTATCTGTGCGTGGGAACCAGCAGCATTTGCTCCAGCGATTGGACTTACTGGGTTTAAATGTAACCTTAGTGCTGGTAACGATATTGATGCGTTCAAAGTTATGGTGGCTACAGGAATATTTGACAAATTTAAATATCGTCTTATCGGATACAGTATCTAGGAGAATAGTGATGGCGGTAAATTATAAGAATCGAGTTGTTGTTAATTGTGCTACAGGAAAAAAGGAAGAAATTCCATATACTAAGGAAGAAATTGACGCACGTATTGCTAGCGATGAGGCATATGCAAAAGTGGGTCCAGATCGTTCTTGGTCAGATATTCGGCAAGAACGGAATAGTCGCTTAGCTGCAACGGATTATTTTAGTTTAAGTGACGTAACTATGTCGGATGACATGAAATCTTATCGACAGGCATTAAGAGATTTGCCTGCAAATATATCAGACTCAGTAGCGTTTCAAACTCAATGGAATGACTTCATCGACGGCAAAGATGGTGTATCTGACCCATGGCCTACAAAACCATCATGAATTGTTTATAAATAGTAAGAGGAAAAAGATATGTCAGCAATTATAACAGAAAAGTTTAGGCAACACAACGCAGCTCAGTTTCATGAGTCGTTTAGTGAGTCTTCTGGTAACACTTACTATTTAACAATTGGTAAGTCTTCACCATTTACATCAGCAACGTCTGGTGGTTCAGATGATTCTCCACCCACTCCTGCTGACGATGTTACGAGTGAGTTTTACACTTGGGACTCTGCAATTGCATCAAAGAAAATTTCTACTTCAAATATTACCTTTGCGATACCTCGTAGAGATTATGCATCTACATCAAGATTTGATATGTATGAACATAACATAAGTTCTAGTAATACATCTACATCTGGTGTTGCCAACCTTTTTGACTCAACATTCTTCTTTAGAACATCTGAAAATAAAGTTTATAAAGTTCTAGATAATTTTGGTGGTGGTGATGCAATTGGTGGTGCTGAACCTTCATCAGAGAGTACTTCACCAATCACAGTTGGCAATTATAAATGTAAGTATATGTATACTATAACAGCATCAGAGCAACAAGCATTTTTAACTACAGACTTTATGCCTGTCTCAACTGACACTACAGTTGCTGCAGCAGCAGTTGACGGTGCATTAGATACAATTAAGATTGTCAGTGCTGGGCAGGACTTTACCACATCATCTGGTTCTACTATCACTAATATTGACATTAGAGGTGATGGAACTGGTGGTAAATGTTCAGTTACAATTACTGATGGTGGTATTACGGCCGCCACCGTTACAACTGCTGGTAGTGGATACACTTTTGCAACAATTAACGATGCAGACATTATTGCAGCAACAAATGCTGGTGGTGCTGGGTCTGGTTCTAACTTAAAGGTAATCATTCCACCAAAGGGTGGTCATGGTTCAAATGCAATAGATGAACTTGGTGGTCATTATGTAATGTTGCAAGCAAGTCTTGAGGGTGCAGACGGCGATGATTTTTTAACTCAAAATGACTTCAGAGAGATTTCACTTATTGTTGACCCAACAACCTTTGGAACTTCTACAGTTGCTTCTGCAACTACAGCAAGAAATACGTATGCGGTGAAGTTTAGTGGAACGCCTGGAACATTTCAAGTTGATGAAAAGATAACGCAAGCAACCACAACAGCTGTTGGTAAAGTTGTAGCATGGGATAGCACTCTTAAAATTCTCTATTATGTGCAAGAGAGATTTGCAGATCATGGAACTGGTGGAACTAACACTGGTGGATATATTGCATTTAGTGGCACAACGACAATTACTGGTGCAAGTTCTGGTGCGACAGGAACACCTGATGCAGATGCAGATTCAGCAGTGACACTAGCTGGTGGAAATACAATTACTTTCTCAGATGGATATGCAAATCCAGAATTACAACCAGATAGTGGGGATATAATTTATAGAGAAACTAGAAAACCAATATCAAGAGCTACAGATCAAACAGAAGATATTAAAGTAATAGTGGAGTTCTAAAGTGGTACAAAAAACTGATCTTAATGTCTCACCATATTATGATGATTTTGATGAGACAGATAACTTTCATCGTACATTGTTTAGACCAGGCTTTGCTATACAAGCTCGAGAGTTGACACAGTTACAATCTGTTCTTCAAAATCAAATTGAAAAACATGGTAGTCATATTTTTCAAGAGGGTACAGTTGTTATCCCAGGCGCAATTAATTTAAATACAAATTATTATTCTTTAAAACTTGCATCCACCTTTGGTGGAGAAACAATTGATCCATCACAATACTTTAGTTCAACAAGCCCTGTTACAATTACAGGTGCAACGAGTGGAGTTACCGCTGTTGTGGTGGGTTTTGATGTAGCAACAACTTCAGATCAGCCCACTCTTTACATACGTTATGTTAAAAGTGGTACGGATAATACAACTAAAGTTTTTGTTGATGGAGAAAATATCTCAGCAGACAAAGGTGTTACACATACAACATCTTATTCCACTGGTGTTGTGTCTGCCACAACTTTCACTTCACAGTTCAGTGCATCTTCTGGTTCATCTGCCGCAAACCTTGCAAGCTCTACTGGACCAGCATCTAGACAAGGTTCTGCTGTACATATTCAAGCTGGTGTGTACTATATTCGTGGATTTTTTGTTACCTGTTCAGAGGAAACTCTTGTTCTGGACAAGTATGATAACTCACCATCATATCGTGTTGGTTTTACGGTAACAGAGACACTTGTTACTCCAGAGGCAGACTCTACTCTTTTAGATAACGCAACTGGTTCAAGTAACTTTGCAGCAAAAGGTGCTCATAGACTCAAGATTGCTTTGTCTCTCAGTAAACTTGCAAGAGGGTCAACAGCAGATTCTACCTTTGTTCAGTTAATGGAAGTTAACGAAGGTAATGTAGAATCAAAAGTAAGATACACAGAATATAATGTTTTGGAGGAGACTTTTGCACGAAGAACTTTTGATGAGTCTGGTGATTACACAGTTAGACCATTTCAATTTCAAGTAAGAGAGAGTGTTGACACCTCTGTTAAAAATGAAGATTTTGTTGGAGCATTTGCAGCTGGTGCAACGACTGATGATGGAAATACAGCAAGCACATCCTTATTAGGTTTTCAAGTAAGCCCGGGCAAAGCTTACGTTAAAGGTTATGAAATAGAAAAAACTGCTCCATCTATTAAAGATGTGAGCAAAGCAAGAGATTTTGACACTGTTAATGCTGGAATATCAACATTTGATGTAGGTAACTTTGCAAATATCACGAACTTATATGGAACACCAGACATTACTTTTATCAGTGGTGAAGCAACAGCATTTAAAGAGCTTCAATTATTTGACAGTGCAATATCCACTAGAGGTACGGCAAGTGGGACTCAGATTGGCGCTGCAAGAGCAAGAACTATACAATATGGTTCTGGTGTTGCTGGAGAGACAACTGCAATCTATAAACTCTTTATGTTTGATATTCAACCCTTTACTCAATTAACATTAAGTGGAATACCATCCCCCACACTTATAGCAAATCATTCAAGTGGTGGTGTTCAAATAAAAGGTGTTAACTCTGGAGCTACTGGTTTTGTATTTGCAAGTGGTACAAGTGCTCAAAATATTAATTTAACAAATGTAGTAGGGACTTTTTCTGTTGGTGAAAAAATTACCGCTTCTGATTCTGCTGAAACTGATGATATAGTTGAGGATGGTAATGATGTTGATCTTACAATATCAAAAATAAAATTAAATACGTTTGCAGATTTTAGATCAGTATTCATGAATGATGATGATGCTGGTCAAGATTTTACAGCAGATTTTGTCTTAGAAACTGCTGCCGGTGAGGGCGGAACTATTCAATTAGAAACTGCAACCTCAAGTGGTGGAATTCAATTAGAAACTGCAACTGATAATAGTGGTACTGATGTTATTGCATTAGAATCTAGAAGTGTTGCAAGACTTAAAGACACACAGAAAAATAGATCAATGTTTAAATTACCGAAGAAGGTAATTAAAACTTTATTAACAACTGATAATGGTGGTGCAAGTGACACACAATATACGGTTAGAAGACAGTTTATAGGAACCACTAACGCATCTAGTGTTGTAACATTTAACGCACAATCAAATGAAACATTTGTTTCCTTTGCAGAGAAAGACTTTACTCTCTCTATCTTGAGTGCTGGAGATGGATCAGGCTCTCAGGGAGATATTGTAAGTGTATCTGGCGTTACGTCTGGTCATGGCACCGCTTCATTAACCATTACCAATCCTCTCGATTCAAGTGGTTCAAGTATTCTAGGTGACTCTGCAAAAGTAAAGTTAACAGCAACCATATTAAAAACCTCTGTTAATCAAAAAACTAAAACAACAAAATTAATGAAACAATGTAAGGTTGTTCATACTGATGATGATGGTGCTTTTGGAATACGGTCTACTGATAGAACAATCTCTCTTGGTAGAGCAGATGTATTTAACTTAGTTGGTGTGTTTGACTCAGAGAGCTCATCTACTGATGCAGTTGCACCAACATTAACTGTAACAGATATTGAAGGAACATTTACTAGAGGTGAAGAAATAGTTGGGGGTTCTTCTGGTGCTAAAGGAAGAATTATTAGCACAACAAGTCCGTTTAGTTATGTTACTAAATCTGGAACTTTTGTATCTACAGAAACTATAACAGGCTCCTCATCTGGAGCTATTGGAACAATTAGTTCTCTCACTCTTGGTGATGACGTTATCACCAGTAGATATGAATTAGATACTGGTATGAGAGATAACTACTATGACATTGCAAGAATAGTTAGAAAGCCAGGACGAGCAACACCTACAGGAAGATTACTTGTTGTTTATGATTATTTTGAGCATGGTGCTGGTGATATTATGACTGTTGACTCTTATAGTGATATCGCAGACCAGATGGACTATGAAGATATTCCAACATACTCTGCTACGAGAGTTGATCCAGATGCACCTAAACCATCAGGTGAATTTCCTCTTACAGATACATTTGACTTTAGACCAAGAGTTGCAGACATTGCTGGAGCAAATTCTACGTTGGAAGTGGTTGATCAAATTACTGGTAGTTCTTTTAACTTTACTTCAAGAGTATACAGTGGAACAGGTTCATCCGTAGTTGATCCTTGTCAGCCTGGTTCGTTTATACAAGCAGACTTTGAATATTTCTTACCAAAACGTGCTATAGTTTCCATAAATGAAAATGGTGATATCATAGTGAATGAAGGTATCGGTGCTGAAATTCCACTACTACCTAAATCACCAGAAAATGTAATGAAATTAGCAGAGTTATTTTTACCGGCATATACTTTTAAACCAACCGATGTGCAAGTTACAAGAGAAAAAAATCAAAGATTTACCATGAGAGATATTGGTGAATTAGAAAAAAGAATTGACAATGTAGAATTTTATACTGCCCTCAATATGCTTGAACGAGATGCAGAAAGTTTTGAGGTGACTGACTCAAATGGTTTGAATAGGTTTAAGGCTGGTTTTATTGTTGATAATTTTGCCGGACATAAAGTTGGTGATACTAAACACAAGGATTATGAATGTTCAATTGATATGGAGAAAGGTCATTTGCGGCCTAAACATACAACAAAAGGTCTTTTCTTAGAGGAAAGTGTGTCCACTACAGCAGCAAGAACGACAGCAAATTATCAAAAAACTGGTGATTTAATAACTCTCCCCTATACGGAAGAAGCTCATATTACACAACCCTTTGCTTCAAGAGTAGAAAAAGTTGTTCCTTTTTTATCTCATCAATGGGTAGGACAAATTGAGTTAACTCCTAGCACTGATGAGTGGTTTGAAGCAGATGTTATGCCGGAACTTATAATTAATGTTGAGGGTAACTTTGATGCTGTTTTAAATGCTAATAGAAATAGATTAGGAACAGTTTGGAATTCTTGGGAAACTCAATGGACTGGCGCTACTTTTACAACTGGCCAAGAAGGTGGGTTTACTGGTGGATTTAGAACAATAACAACTGCTAGAAATGAGGGTCAAGTTAGAGATGGTATAAGAACAGAGGTTGTGGCAAAAATTGAAAGAGAGTCACAAGGATTTAAAGTTCTACAGACAGCTCTAATTCCTATTGTTAGATCAAGAACTGTAACTTTTGTTGGAACTAACTTTAGACCTAACACTAGACTTTTTGCTTTCTTTGATAAAATAAATGTTGGTGCTCATATAACACCAGCTAGTTCTTCTTTTTCTAATGCTGAAACTCCTGTTGCTGGAATTAATGTGGATACGAACAAATTAATTTCAGATGCATCTGGTAGAGTTGAGGGTACTTTTCTTATACCAGACCCAAAGATAGAGGGTAATTTGCAATTTAAAACAGGTGAATTACAATTTAGACTTACATCCAGTTCTAAGAATTTAACAGGGACGGATGCTTCAGTAGATACAAACTCCACTGCTGATGCTCTAACCGATCAACTGTCTACAGCAGGAAATGCAATCTATACAGCTAAAGGTTTCTTAGAGACAGTGCAAGAAACTATTATTGCAACTAGAAATGCTGAGGTTGTTACAACCAGTGTTAATGAAACTAGAACTTTAACTAGAGTTTTAGGTCGTCGCCAAGAAGCAGAAGAAGTTGGTGACAATCCAGCTGCTTCCGATCCACTATCTCAATCATTTGTGGTTACTGGCTCTGCTAGTGGAGATGGAAGATTTATAACATCTGTTGATGTTTTCTTCTCTGCAAAAGATTCTGTTTTACCAGTTCAAGCTGAAATAAGAACTATGATAAATGGATATCCTACTAGAAAGATTTTACCGTTTGGTAAAAAAGTTTTATATCCATCTGATATTAATACATCTGGCGATGGTTCTACAGCAACTACATTTACTTTCCCATCACCAGTTTTTGTAAAATCAGAAATAGAATATTGTCTGGTTTTGTTCAGTTATTCTCAAGAGTATAAAGTTTACATTTCTAGAATGGGGGAAAATGATATTGGTGGCAGTAGAATTATCTCAGAACAACCTCATGTTGGTGTTTTATTTAAATCAAGTAACAATATGACTTGGAGCCCATCACAATTAGAGGATTTGAAATTTACCTTAAAAACTGCTAAGTTTAATGCTGGCTCTACAGGCACATTAACTTTAGTTAACTCTACCTTACCAGCAAAAACATTAGAGCCTAATCCTATTATCATGACAGGTGGTAGTACGACTTTACAAGTAAAACATTTTGATCATCATATGTATACTACAAGTAATAATGTTACAATTTCTGGTGTGTCCACTGGAATTACAACCACTCTTAGTGCTGCCATAAATGCAGAGTCAACAACTATCAATTTATCTGAAGTAACAAATTTCAATGCTACAACTGGTAAATATTCTAGAACTGCAGCTAGTGAGTATCATATTAAGATTGGAGATGAAATAATAAAGTATACCACCATATCATCCACTGGCGCTATAACTGGTGCATCTAGAGGACAACAGAGCACAACGGCAATAGGTCATGCGTCTGGTGCGACAGTTGAGTTGTTTATGATACACAAAGTTCCTCTTTATGAAATTAATAAAACTCATACGTCAATTGGAAATATTGGGATTGATGACTATACTATAACACTTTCTACAACTCCAGTGACAGATGGATCAACTGGTGTTGCAGAAATAGGTGGAAGCTCGGTAACTGCAACAGAAAATGCTATAATTGATTATTTCAAAACCTCAATCTCATCTATGGAATTGCCCAACACTTCTATCTCTGCAAAGATACGGCCAACCACTGCAACAAGTCCTAGTGGATCACAAACATCATTTAGTACGTTAACAACTTCTAACGCAAGAACATTTCCTCTAAATGAGAATTATAAGTTTGATGCTCCACACATGGCTGCCTCTGGTATTAATGAAACAAACGAGTTAAGTGGGTTAAAATCTTGCTTTGTAGATTTAACTCTAACAACATCATCTGATTCGGTATCGCCAGTTATAGACTTACAGAGAACAAGTTTATTTGCGGTTGCTAACAGACTTAACAATATTGATAGTTCCTCTGATGTTTTTCCAACTACAGAGTTCTTTGCGTCTACAGAACCAGATGGTGATAACAATGCTGCGGTGTATTTAACAAAACAAATAACTTTAGAGAATCCAGCAACTGCGATTAAAGTTATTCACGCAGCGCACAGGCCTTCAACCTCAGATATAAAAATGATGTTCAAAATATTAAGAACTGATGATGCGTCTGATTTTGATGATTTAGGTTATAAGTTCTTTAACACCACAGGTGTTGATGATAACTCTACTCCTGCCTCTGCTGATGAAAATGATTTTAAAGAATATATCTACACAGCCGGAGTTACAGATGATGGTATCGGTGATCCTTTGGATGAATTTATTTCATTCCAATTAAAGATTGTTATGCAAGGTACAAATTGTGCAGAGCCACCAAGAATTAAAGATTTAAGAGCGATAGCATTGGTGACATAAAATGAGTGATAACCATGTTCAAGTAGAGGGCCACCCAGACTTAGTGAGAGATAAACACAGTAATGCGATAATCAATAGAAATCGTAGTGCATATGAACAAGCAAAAAAAAGAGCCAAGGACGCACAAAAAACAAGAGATGATATTAGAAACGCAACGAGAGAGATAAATAATATTAAATCGGAGATGCATGAGATAAAATCTCTACTAAAAGAATTAGTGAGTAAAGAATAATGGCTATCACAGCAAGTTCAATTTCGGTAGACAATACTCTAGAAGAGTTTAGAATTCAATTCAATAATCTTGTTACAGATGTTGATGGTATCTCTGCACTTAACGCATTTGGAGAAAGCATTACATTTGATGGTTCAACTGTTGGTGGCTCTAAAACAACCATTACAGTCGTAGACCCAACTGCTGGTAATGTTATAAGGTTTCCAAATGTAGGGAATACCACCACTAACCCTGGCAGTGTTGACAGTGTTGCGACAGTTTTAACCGACATGAACGCTGATGGCCCAACTACGATAACAAGCTCTAGTGATGTAACTCATGTTCTTGTAAATGATGATGGCGTGTTAAAGAAGATAACTGCTTCTAATCTTGGTATCACTGGAGCAACTGCTGCGGATGATATTGCTACTGGTGATGCAGCAGTTAATATCACAACAACTTCTGGTAATATTACTCTTTTTGCAAATGGTGGTGCTGGAGAGGATACAGACATTATCTTTAAAGGTACAGATGATGGAAGTGATATTACTATGCTCACTCTTGATGGTAGTGATGCTGGTAAAGCAATATTCAACGGTGCAATCTCTGCTACTACTATCACACTTTCTGCGGATGGTGGTGTGATTGTACCTGATGACGGTAATATTGGTTCTGCTAGTTCCACAGCTGCGATGCAAATTTCCTCTGGTGGTATTGTAACCTTTGTAGATGATATAAAAATTAAAGATGGTGGTACAATAGGAGTTGCGTCTGCTGCTACAGCAATTACAATTGCCAGTACTGGTATTGTAACTTTTGTAGATGATATTATTATCAAGGATGATGGTACGATAGGTTCTGCTTCTGACACTGATGCTATACAAATTTCTTCTGGTGGAGATGTTTCTCTAACAGGTGGTAGTTTAAGTCTCATAGATGGCGAAAAGGTTATTCTTGGAAGTAATAGTGACATTGCTTTATCATATGATGAAAGCACCACAGACTCTTTAGTTGTTTCTTCAGAGGTTAACGATGCCGCACTAGGTATTGTTTTTCAGGCTGATGCAGGAGCTGATGCTGGTGACGAATGGAAGATGAATTTTGCCAACGGTGGAGTATTTACTTTTGGTAATGATATCGCATCTGCTGGTACTCATACCACAATGTTAACCATTACACCTAACTCAACAGCAGCAAGTTCCACAATGGCATTTGTTGGAAGTATCACTGCGGCTGGAGCAACATTGAAGGCTGCTGGTAAAGAGACTATCTATGTCCCTGCTACTGCAATGTATCCAACAACAACAAGTGGTTGTGCTGAACTTACTCAAGTAGAAGGAACTGCCGGTAGACCAGAATTAAAATGTTTAGATTTTGATCCTAGTAGTGATGAGAACGCACAGTTTACAGTAGCATTTCCTAAATCATGGAATGAAAGTACAATAACATTTAGAGCATTTTTTACCGTGAGTGGCACAAACACTGGAACAGTATCTTGGGCATTATCAGGTGTTGCAACAGCGGACAATGATGCCATTGACGTTGCATTTGGAACTGCTGTTGCTCCAACTGCAAAGGCACATAGTGGAACCTCTGGTGATATAAACGTAACAGCTGAAAGTGGTAACGTAACTATAGCAGGTTCACCCAGCACAGATGAAATGGTTTTCTTTAATATTCTCAGAGATGTTTCAGAGGATAATCAATCAGGAGATGCAAGACTATTAGGTATTCAAATATTCTTTACAACTGATGCTGCAAATGACGCATAATGGAGAGTTTGGATGGGTTTTGGTTCTCAAATATTAGGATTTGGTGCATTTCCAAATAGAGGGGTTGGAGCATTTGTTCCAACTCATGCTGCAAGATTTGATGGTAGCTCAGAGTATTTGACACTTAAATTTAATGAAGCAGGAAATACAACAACGTGGACGTATTCTGTATGGCTGAAACGATCTTCAATGCCCTCTGATGAAGTCTTCCTTGAAGCTAGAGCAGATGGTAATAATAGTGGACGTTTATCCATAACCTCACAAAAGTTGTATTTTCAAGATTACGATGATGGGGTAGGAGAACCTGCATGGCGGAAACAATCTAGTGCTTTGCTTCGTGATTCGACTACGTGGATGAACATAGTTGCAATTAATGACACAGGCAACGCCACAGCTGCAGATCGACAAAGGCTATATGTAAATGGAGTACAGTTAACTAGCTTTTCTCCAAATGTTCAATCTTCTCAAGGCTACGCATCTGCACAAGGCATAAACTCAACAAACCCACATTATATTGGTTTTAGTGGACATTCTGATTATTTTAATGGTTACATGGCAGAGTCTATATTCCTTGATGGAATTGCGTCCAGTGATGCTACTCCTTTTGGCGAATATGATTCTTCCACAGGAATATGGGTTCCAAAGAATCCTCTTGCCGGTTATGGAGAAGATACACAAGATAAAAATATTGCAGATTGGGGTGGAAAAAATTCATGGTATTTTAATTTTTCTGATACTAATGATTTAGGTAAAAATTTTAGACCTACAGAAGTAACAGCAAATCCTGGCACATACAAAATTGATTACTCTATATATTTTGACGCCACTGACGATTATCTTCAGTTTACACCATCTGGAGCAGGAAATTTAAAAACCTATACAGTGAGTTTTTGGGCAAAAGTAGCAGACAAGAATACTTCTAATGGTTATATTATTGATGCTGGTGCTGCTGGAGCTAATGGTGAGGGTATTCGTTTTACAGGAGCGTCTGATACGCCGCTTCTTGTCACAGGACTTGAAGGTGACGGAAATACATTTCGTACAACGTCTGCGATTTATCGTGATCCGACAGCATGGATGCATGTCGTTTATGTTAAAGATACCAATGACACCGTTGCTCCTAGTGACAGAATTAAAATTTTTGTTAATGGTGTACGAGTAACAGATTTTTCTGCAACGAGAGCTGTCCCTGCTGATGAAGAAGGGGGAGCAATGAACACAACTGTCACACACAGGATTGGTGCGAATATTTATACTTCTACTCCTGGCCAATTCTATGGTGGCTATCTTGCGGAGTATATTTTTTTAGATGGCTATGCGTCGGACAGTGCTACAGATTTTGGAGGGTGGGATGCTAATGGCATTTGGATGCCTGTAGACCCTACAACTATTGTATCAGCCAATAAAGGCACGAATGGTGTTCTTTTACAATTTAAAGGAGATGGTGGAACTTTTGATTCTAATGCTGATGCTGGTGGTGTAGGTGCAGACACTAGTGGTAATAATAATCATTGGACAGGGAATGGTAGTGTGCATGATAATAGAACCACTGACACTCCAACAAACACTTCTGGTGATAATGAAGGAAATTACGCAACACTAAACCCTCTTACAAATTCTAATGCATCAGCAGTGTTAAGTGATGGTAATCTTAAATGGCGTTCTCATAATGCAAGTTCATGGCACGGCATTAGAGCTACTCAAGTAATAAGCGGAACTGATAAAATTTATTGGGAAGTTCTTTGCAGTGAAGATGACTCTAACAATTGGGTTGCTGGAGTTGGGTCATCTGCTGCCGTTCTTTCCAACTCACCAAACACAGCAGGGTCTTTTTCGTATATACAGCCTGGCACAAACAGCGGTGAAAAATACGATGGCACAGCTATCTCTGTTACGATGGGTAATACGCCGGGGGATATTTGGGGCTTTGCTGTAGACTATGCAAATCAAGATTTGTATTTAAGTAAGAACGGGCAATGGTGGAACGGATCAGCTTTTAGTGGAGGTACTGGTCCCGGCACTATTTGGGACGCAACGCTTTCAAATACGGTGCAGTTATTCCCAATCATTCAAGGATACAACCAAGGTGAAACGACTACAATGCGGTTTTCAAATAGTTCTTGGTCGTACAGTGCGCCAGCAAATTATACCTCTCTTAACACCGCCAATCTTACAGCTCCAACATATACGGATGCACGTAAGTATTTTGCTCCTGTTCTTTATGAGGGTGCAGGCACTGCTCAAAGTGTGCGTGGATGTTTTGATAGCAGTGGAACAGCATGGACACCTGATTGGGTATGGATTAAAAACCGTGATACCACTGATGATCATAGATTATTTGATACTCTTCGTGGGCCTTTTCATTATTTAGAAACTAATAGCACTAATGCTGAATCACAGGGAAATATTTTGACAAATATGTTAACAGAATTCACATCTGGCGGTTTTAAAATAGGTGATAATGTATCTGTAAATACTGCTAGTGAATCTTATGTTGCTTGGTGTTGGGAGGCTGGAGGTGCGCCGACAGTAGAAAACACAGCCACTAGCAGTGCAATGGATGACGGTTCTGTATTTAAAGGTGGAACAGTTCAGAGTAGTTATACTCCTTCTGGCACACCTAGTATTTATCCAACAAAAATGTCGATTGCAGAACATGGAGGATTTTCAATCATTAATTGGACAGGTGATGGCACTAACAGCGACACAACTATTCCTCATGGATTGGATGCTGCAGTAGAATTTGTAATTACTAAAAATAGAGATTTAGGCACTGATTGGCTATGCAAACACAAAGATGACGGTTTATCGGATGGCACTAATATTAGACTTAATTCTACTAGCTCAACTACACCAGCAGCATCAGGTTATCTCAAAGCAGCAGGATTAACCACTCATACATTTGAATTTGATGAGGGAGATTCAAATGCCAATAACTTTAGAAATAATGGTGAAAGGTATTTAGCATACTGTTTTAAGAGAACGCCGGGACTGATTGGTATTGGTAAGTATACAGGAAATACGACTAGCCATCCATATGTAGTTGTTGATGACGGTGCTTCTGGTTTCAGACCGGCTTGGATTATGGTAAAGAGAGCTGACGCTACTGAAGGGTGGCATATTAACGATGGCGCCCGTGACACTTTCAATCCGTTAGATTTGCAATTACAGCCAAACAGTAATGGTGCTGAAAGTGGCACATCTTACATGGATTTTACCGCTAACGGGTTTAAGTTGCGTGGAAGTCAGGGAGCCACAAATGCTAATGGAGGAACATACGTCTACCTAGCATTTGCAGATCAACCATTTTCATTACAAGCGAGGGCGTTATAATGCCATATTCACGCA